ATACTTTCACAAGTTCAGCGTAAGTAGTACGACCATTCCAAGCTAAATCCAGCTCTTTTATTTCTTCGTTATGTTTTTTAACTTTATTTTCTAATCCTTTTTTTACTTTAGCACTAACTTGGTTTTCTTCTTTCTTACCTTCTAGCTTTTTAGTAAGTTCTAAAATAACATCTTTCATTCCTTGCTCCCCAAGTGTTCCAATCGTTCCCCATTTAATTTGAGCAACCACACCACCTACATTAGAAAGGTTTGGCTCTGTATCTCCTTTGAATTGTTTACCATCTTCAAAGTGTCTTTTGATCCAAGACTCTCTCTCTTTTATCCATTCTCTGATAGCCTCAGTATCTTGACCATCTCTTGCTCTACCCCATAACATAAAAGCCTCATTACCTCTTATGTTACCTCCAGCCTTCCAAATCTCTGGTGTCTGTTCTTTTATATTTTTAGCAAAGTCATAATCAAATTGTGGTTCTTCACTATTTCTTAGACTTATCTTTTTATCATCTCCCTTATTAGGAAAATTTGTTTGTCTTTCCTCTTCATCTTCCAACTGAGCATAACAAACTGCGAGTCTTTGAGAGTTATCGTCATACTCTTTCATAAACTCATCGGACATACATCTCTCGATGAATTCCTCGTTTGTTTCGTTTTCTTCTTTACTCGGTATCGGCATTATCTTCTTCTTCTACGTCTCCAATTGGAGCAAAGTTTAACGGCATAAACAACTGATCACCTTCTGGACCTACTCTGTTTAAGTCTTCCATTCGTCTAATCTCATTGATAGACAAAGCACCGATACTAGCCATCTCTCTGTAATAACTTGCACGAGATGAGCTATCCCCTCTAAGTAAAGCCTTAGCATCTAGCTTTACAGTAAACAAACCAAACTCTCTATCTCTGAATAGCTTTCTGTTTAACTCTTGCTCAATCATTACCATATAAGGCATAAGAGTAAATCTAACGAAGTCAATAGACAAAGCCTCAATAGATGAGTAGTTAGCAGCTTTTTCTAAGTGACCAATCAACGATAATGGCACTTTAAATATTCTTGCTACTTCTTCAATCTGAAAACGTCTGGTTTCTAAAAGCTGATATTTGTTTGCATCTATATTAGTTTGCTCAAACGTCATACCTTCCTCAAGGATAGCAGTCTTACCAGATACAAACGATCCAGAGTAGTTTTGATTCCAAGAGTTCTTTAATCTTGCAACAGCTTCTTTGCTAAGTTTGCCAGGATGCTTTATCACTCCACCTACTTGAGCAGAGTTTCCGAGATAACTATTAGCAGTATCATTAGCAGCTATTGATGTTGCAATTGTAGTATTCTGTGCTTTTAATACGCTAACACCCTCATAACCATTAAATGATAAGTTAAAAAAGTGTAACATATCCTCTTTCATTACTCCTATCTCATAGTCTTTTATATCGTAAAATATTTGTCCATCGTGCTTAATTACTTTAACGTCTTTTGGATTTATAGGAATAAGTGAGATTGGTCTAGCCGATGTATCTCTTTCTATATAAAAATACGCATTCCCCTCTAGCAATAAGTTGGTCATCAGAGTATCTAGGAATGTGTATGGTGTCATATACTCGTTAGGATTACGAGCTAGTAGTCGGTAGATTGGATGGCTAACGTCAGTAATCTTATCGTCATCTTCCTCGACTCTGTAAACTTTTATGGGTAGACTTGCTATTGATTCGCTGATAACTCTAACACAAGCAAAAACTGCACTAAATGTTAAAGATGTATCTCTGTTAACTGCTGTTTTGTTGGCTGCACCATAACCACCAAATACAGCTCTTAAAAAATTATCTCCACGCTTTTCTGAACGTAGGAAGTCGAATAGTCCCATAAAATTGTAATTACATTACAAAGATAAGAGAAATCGCAAAAGTCAAATCCACATTATACCTCTATCATCATAGGTAGATGAGTCGCTAGAATCGTCATTCATATAGCAACCTAAAGCCATAACAAGAGCAACCATTGGGTCAATACGCTCTGTGGATTTTGATTTATCGAGCTTGATGTTTTGTGCTGGGTCTGTTTTTATAGATATATTAGAGCAAGACCATCTAAGAACTTTATGTCCTCCGTGATTTATTTGTTTACTTAAAACCAAAGTTTCCATCATTTTTGATGGAGCGCTCATTGACGCAAATCCTTGACCAAAAGGCTCACAAGGCAAACCTTCTTCTAGTAAATCTAGAATAATTTGGCTACTATTCCAACGGTCATAGGCTATAGACTTTATGTTTACAACCTCAGCAACTTCTTTAATTTTTTTCTTGATGTAATTGTAATCGGTGACATCGCCATCTGTAAGTTCTATTAATGGTTGCCCTTCATAAAAATCTTCTTTAGACCAACCTATATAATCTACTTGATCCCTTCTACTTCTTATATATGCATTTTCTTTAGGAGCAAAGCAAAAAGGAATTACAGTAAATCTGTCATCTTCTGGAATTATAATTACAAACGCACTTATGTCTCTAACGGTTGCAAGGTCAAGTCCAGCGTAAGCTGTCATTCCTTTGTAATCCTCTAAGTGTATTGGTGCTTTGTTGCACTCCATCCATTGCTGATCACTAAGCCACTTACTAGCTGATGACATCCATTGATTGAGGTGTAACATTCTAAAAGTGTTTTCATAGCTTGGTAGCTTGATAGCTTTCTCTTGTTCTCTTTTGAGATAGTCTAACTTAACAATACCACTTTCAAGTCCAGGATTTGCAATCTTGAGAGCCTCTTCACTTGTCCAATCTGTTTCTAAATTACAAGCATACTTGACATAATAAAAACTAGAATCTTTGATTATACCCTCAGATACTTTCCTTCCGTATTCTTCTGTTTTGTAGCATATAGACTCACGATTATAACCAGCCGTTGTTATTGCTATTGTCAATGGTTGCCTCCTACTACCTACCGAAGTAGTTAAGGCATCCCATAGGCTTGAGTCTTTTTGAACAAAGAACTCATCCATACAAATGAAACTAGCATTGTAACCAAACTTAGAACTTGCCTCAGAACTAATAGCCTTAAATGCTGAATTGCTTTTCTCGTGGATAACAGAGTTCTTAAATACTTTGAGATTCTTGTTTAGTTGATTGTCAGCTCTAACCATTGAACTAGCTACATCAAATATAATACCAGCTTGTTGTCTATCTCCAGCAGCAATATAACATTCAGCCGAAGGCTCGTTGTCGGCTAGTAACATATACAAAGCTATTGCAGAGATGAGAGTTGACTTTCCGTTCTTTCTTGGTAGACAAATGTAGGCAGTCCTGAATCTTCTTAGTCCATTATCACGATACTTCCAACCGAATAAATCTCTGACTATTGTTTTTTGAAATGGTTCTAATTTAAATGGCTGTCCTCCTAACTCACCCTTAATATGCTTGATATGGTTCTCTATAAAATAGACTACTCTATCGGCTGCCTTGTCATCAAAGTAAAAAGTCTTATCTTCTTTAAGTTTCATTAGTCATATTTACCAGATATAACATCTCTTGTTACATCACTTTTATTAGCCTTTATGTATTTTTTGCTTTTATGTTTTAAACCAGTTCTTAATAATATTTCTATTTTAACCACTTCATAAAAGTCATCTTTTAGTTTATGTTTATTAAAAAAATATTTGTATTGTTTTTTGTATAATATTGGATATTTATCTACATAAAATCTTGAAAATAAAATATCATTTAATATAGTAATTTTATTTTTACTTTTTAATTTTAAATTGCAAACAACTATTTCTCCTTCTTTAATTTCCATTAAAATAAACTTGTTTGTGTAAGATATGGTGTCAATCTTTTATAAGACTGATCTATATATTCTTGAGTTATTTCTGTTCCGATGAAGTTTCTTTTTAATTTTGCTGCTGAACAAGCTGTTGTGCCTAAACCACTGAAACAATCATAAACTAAATCGCCTTCTTTTGAAAAGTATTCTATAAAATAGTTGGACATTTGTATCGGCATAGTAGCACCGTGTCCTTTGAAAGACTCTTTTTTGTTCCATTTTTGAATATTTGGAACATAATTATTATTTGGAAAATTATTATATGTAAAATTCATTTTATCATCTTTACCAAGTATTAATACAATTTCATAGCCAGTAGCTAACTTACCTTTAACTATCTGAGATAGACTATGTTTATGCCATATAAAAATATCTTTTATGTTTTCTGAAAATTCTCCAATTAATTTATAATATGTTTTTTTATTGTTAGATAAAAATTGAAAATTAAAAAAAACATAATATTTATTTGTTCTTATTAGCTCTTGTATTATTTTTTTAATCCATTTATAATATTCAAATTCTGATAGATTGTCTTTATATTCTTTGTAAAAATTACCAACTTCTAAACTTTGTCCACCAGTATTATAAGGGGGAGAAGTTATAGTAATATCAAAAAAATCATCATCAATTTTACTCATAAATTTCAAACAATCCTCATTATATATTTTATTTATTTCCATTAGTCAAAGAAGTTAAAATCGTCAGTCCTTTCTTCATCTTGTTCTGGCATACTAAGGGATGCTCTGCTGCTGGGTGTAAATCCAAATTGCGTAGCAATTTTCATCGCATTCTGTAAAGCGTTTTGCATTACCTTGTACTTAGGTGCAATCTTACTAGACCTCAACCTACCATCTTTGTCTACTGTCTGCTCGGTAAAGTTGCCTTGTAACTCTTGAGCTATTGATCGGTAAATACCAATCTCATTACAATAGGCTGCTAAAATTGATAAGTCTGTCAAGTGTAACATCTTAATGTTAGCTAGTTCGTTAGTGACTAAGTCCCATTCGTCTGCACCTTGTTGATTGAGAAAGGATGGAGCTTTAGGCATACTTACAACATTTGTAGTTTGCATTTCATTTGAAACTTCTCTACATTTTCTAAGGCTACCTTTAAGCTCCTTTAATTTTGTTGGTGTTTTTTTCCTTCCTCTCATTGTTTTAATAGCTATATCTATACCCCTACGATTTACATCTAATTATGGATATAAAAAATGAAAGC